CTTACAGGTGGTATTCAATCAGGTGCTAGTTTAGCAGTAAATAAAATAATGAGTACAGACAGTATGAAGTTCTTAGAAAAAAATACTAATCTAAGTTCAAATGCACTTAAAAACATAACTACTATGGGAATAACTAAAGGTGTGTATAATTTAACACAAGGTAAAAATTTTTCAGATGGCGTAATAGATACAATGGTAGCAAATGGAGTCAGTACTTCTGTAGCTAATAAAATTGGTTCTACATTTAAAGATAACTTTGAAAATAATCCACAGCTATTATCAACAATACAACAAACAAGTGCTAAAATTACTAATTTATATGTAAGAGCATCTATATCAGGTAAACAAGTATCTCCTGAAATGTTACAACAGATACTATTGCAACAAGCAATGCAACCTGTAGTAACAAAAGGAATACAAAAAACAAAAGAGATTGCTAAAAAAGCAAGAAAGGAAATCGAAAAAGATCCTAGAGATAATTTAGAATTGGCTACCTAACTCCCCCTTACGGCTACGGTTAGCCCCAACGTGAAAGGAATTACAATGGCTGAAGCACAAGCTATGGAAATACAGAAACAAAAAGTAGCAGGATTTGCAAAAAGAAATACAAAAGAAGATAAAATAAAACAAGAGGAAAAAGAATTAGAAGAATTAAAAAAAGCACAACACAATGAAGAAGAAGTAGTAGAAAAACAAGAAGTTGAACCTGAGCCTGAAAATGCTGAAGAAAGAAGTTTTAAAAAAAGATATGGTGATTTAAGAAGATTTGCACAAAAGAAAGAAGGGGATCTTCAAAAGCAGATTGATGAGCTTAAATCTCAACTAGACACAGCTACTAAGCAACAGATTAAATTGCCTAAGAGTGAAGAAGAGTTAGAAGCATGGGCAACTGAATATCCTGATGTAGCTAAGATAGTTGAAACAATAGCTATTAAGAAATCACAGGAACAGGCAAAAGAGTTAGAAGATAGGATTAAAAAAATTAATGATATGCAAGATGATGCACTGCGAGAAAAAGCAGAAGTTGAATTGCTTAAAAAACATCCTGACTTTGCTGACATTAGAGATCAAGATGAGTTTCATAACTGGGTAGAAGCACAACCACAGTGGGTGCAAAAAGCTTTATATGAAAATGAACATGATGCTATGTCTGCTGCTAGAGCTATTGACTTATATAAAGCAGATATGGGTATTACTAGTAAGAAATCTAGTAAACAAATAGAAAAAGAAGCTGCTAAATCTATTAAAGTTTCTTCTAAAGAATCTCCTGAAGCTATGGCAGAAGGTAGTACTTTTAAAGAATCAGAAGTAGAAAAAATGCAACCTGCTGAATATGAAGCTAAACAGGATGCTATAATAGCAGCTATGAGATCAGGGAATTTTATCTATGATTTGACAGGTTCTGCTAGATAGTACTTGACATTCAAGGATTTATCTATAAAACTGTAAGTCAACATAGGTCTAGTTATACCTTGCCCACATTGTGATACCAAGGATATAGCTAAAATAAAGACAACGCAACGAACAATTTAAGGATTACCTGAGACTTAATTGCCCATACTATACAGCTAAATAGTATGCACCAATAAAAGACAGCCCCAAAAGGAATTGTGTAAGTTATGCGTTCAATTGCTTATACATTTTTTAAGGAGATTTAAGATGGCTTTCCCTAAGGCAACGGGGTATCAAAACTTACCTAACGGTAATTTTAGCCCTGTAATTTACTCTAAGCAGGTACAACTTGCTTTCCGTAAATCATCTGTTGTTGAAGATATTACCAATAGTGATTACTTTGGTGAGATTGCAAACATGGGTGATTCAGTAAAAATAATCAAAGAACCAGAAGTTTCAGTTCAGGCTTATAGTCGTGGTACTCAAATTACTGCTCAAGACTTAGATGATGAGGATTTTACACTTGTTGTAGATCAATCCAATTACTATGCATTTAAGATTGACGATATTGAGGCTGCACATAGCCACATAAACTTTATGTCTTTGGCTTCAGACCGTGCTGCTTATCGTTTGAGAGATCAATATGATCAGGACGTTTTAGGTTATTTAGCAGGTTATCAGCAGTCAGCTAAACATGGTGCTCCAGATACAGCTAGAAGTACATCACCAGGAACAAATTCTGTTTCAACAGCAGGTAATGATGAACTTCTTACAACCATGAAATTAACTAAAGAAGACTTTGGTAATATTAATTCGCCAGGAACAGGTAACTCTATTCCTTTGGCTCCAAGACTTCCAGGACAAACTGCACAATCAACAACTACTGCTACAGCTTTACAAATTATTAATAGAATGGGCAGACTCTTAGATCAACAATTTGTTGATACAGGAGATCGTTGGTTAGTAGTTGACCCTGTATTTATAGAAGTATTAAAGGACGAAGATAGCAGATTGTTAAATTCTGACTTTGGTGGATCTGGACTACAGAATGGTTTAGTTGTAAATAATTTACATGGATTTAAAATTTATGTATCTAACAACTTACCACAAGTAGGTACAGGTTCAGGTACTACTGGTGCAAGTAATCAAAGTACTAACTTTGGTGTAATTGTAGCAGGACATGGCTCTGCTGTAGCAACAGCACAGCAAGTATCTAAGACAGAAAGCTATCGTGATCCAGACAGCTTTGCTGACATCGTGCGTGGTATGCACCTCTATGGTCGTAAGATTTTAAGACCTGAGGCAATTGTCACTGCTAACTTTAACGTGGCTTAAAGGAGATAGAAAATGGCTACAGTTGACGTATCAAATGGTATCAATGCAGGTACGCACCCAAGTCGTGCTATTCGCAAAGAGCCATATAAAGTAGAAGTTGACCTCAACCTTGCTACTGCAACAACCACAAAAGGTTCTGCATTGGCATCGGCTGACGTTCTTCAAGTAATAGACGTTCCTGCACAGACAATGATTTGGGCTGCAGGTCTTGAGGTGGTAACACCTAATGATGGAGACTTTCAAGTAGACATTGGTACAGGTGCAAATCCTGATGCTTTTGCAGACAACTTTGACTGTGATGGCACTTCAACAGGTGACATGACAGCAATACCTGCTGCTTATTCTCCTATAGTAGTATCAGCAGATGATACTATTGATGTAGTAATCGGGCCTACCGTAGGTAGTGCTGATCCTACTACAGGTGTTTGGAGAGTATATGCAGTTATGCAAGACGTATCAAACGATCTAGGGCCAGACGAAGTAGATCGTGACCAATTAGCTTAATTATTAATTGAGTAAACTATATGGGTGGCTCTAGGGAATAGGGCTACCCATTTTTTTTATAAAGGATTAAAGATGGCAATTTCACAAGCCATGTGTACTTCTTTTAAGAAAGAATTGCTTGAAGGTAAGCATGACTTTTCTTCTGCAGGACACACTTTTAAAATTGCTTTGTATTCTGCAGGTGCGACATTAAGTGCAGGTACTACTAACTTTATTACTACAGGTGAAGTAGTAGGTGCAGGATATAGTTCTGGAGGAACTGCATTAGTAAATGTAGACCCTACAACAGATAGTACAACAGCTTTTACAAACTTTGGAACTGCTACATTTACAGGAGCAAGTATTACTGCTAGAGGTGGGTTGATATATAATACAACTACTGATGGTAGTTCAAGTACGACTAATGCAATAGCCGTATTAGATTTTAGTGCAGATCAAACTGCAACTGCAGGTAACTTTGTAATAAGTTTTCCAAGTGCTGATGGAACAAATGCTATTGTTAGAATTGCGTAACTATGGCTTCTTCTACAACTAATAACACAGGTGCTTTTTATGGCACTGGTGTATTTGGTACAGATAGATATGGAGTTGCTTCTAATAATTTAACAATGTTTCCAGACGGTGTATCTGGAACAGGGCAAGTAGGTTCACCTAATATAAATACAGAGGCAGTAGGTGTTACTAAAGTAGTAAATGTAAATGGTACACAAGGGACAACTGGATTAGGTAGTATAAGTTTAACAACTAATGTATTTAATTTTAATACTGTTAAAGATAATTACGAAAGACGTAGAACAGTTTATGTTCATAGAAGAAGTACAGATTCAGATAGAATAGTAAAGGTAGCATAATATGTCACTTAAATGGCCCAGTAAAGATCCTGATGAAACTGTAGATTTTAGTGTAGATTGGTCTAGATATTTAGGGAGTCAAGCTACTATAGATACAGTTACATGGTTTGTTAATAATTCATCTGGTGTAAAAACACAATTTAATACAGGGACTATTGTAAATAATTTACATTTAGTGGGAGTATCTAATACAAATACAGTAGCTACTGTTAATTTAGGATTAGGTACAAACAATACAAAATATAAATTACATTGTCAAATATTAGATACAAGTGGAACAGTAGCAGAAAGAACTGTTACTTTACCTATTAAGGAATTTTAATGGCATATAATTATTTAGGACTTGTTAACGAAGTTAATAGAAGACTTAATGAAGTAGAACTTAGCACTAGTAACTTTGCTAGTACTTTAGGTTTTCATTCACAAGTTAAAGATAGTGTTAATGCTTCTATACAAGAAATAGATCAAGAGTACCCACACTGGCCTTATAACTTTGTAGAACAAGAAGATACTTTATCTGCAGGAGTAAGTAGATATAGTTTCCCTGCAAATTCTACTGTAGTAGACTTTGAAACTTTTAGAATTAAAGAAAGTGATACTTTAAATAATAGAACTCAAAAATTAAAAGTATTAAGGTATGAAGAGTATTTAGAAAGATTTGTTGAGCAAGAATATACATCAGATACTAGTTTGTATAATGTTCCTGTGTTTGTGTCTAAGGCTCCAGGTTTAGAATATGTTTTATCACCTGCACCAGATCAAGCATATACAGTTGTTTATGAATACTATTTAACTAGTGTTGAAATGATTGATGCAACAGATGTACCTAAAATACCAGAGATATATAGAAATGTAATTCTAGATGGTGCTATGTATTATGCTTATATGTTTCGAGGTAATACACAAGATGCATTAGTAGCAAAAGAAAAGTTTGAAGCAGGGTTAAAGAACATGAGAATTGTTCTTATAAATGAAAACACATATGTTAGATCTACTATGTTAACAAGATCACAAAGAAGTACATACGTTTATAGATTGGCTTCATAAATGGCAGATGCATTACAGACATATGCTTTTGAATATAAAGGTGGGTTAGTAAGTAACTTATCTCCTTTACAGCAAGGTTTGCAACAACCTGGTAGTGCTAGGATTTTAAGAAACTTTGAACCATCTGTTGAAGGGGGATATAAAAAGATATTAGGGTTTACTAAATTTGATAATAATTTAATACCTTCTTTTGGACAACCAAAAGTACATGGAGCTAGTCAAACAGGTACAAACTTAGTAGTTGCAGGATTATATATTACACCTATAGTAGGAGATGTATTTACAGTAGCAGGAATCAGTGGTACTTACACTGTGTCTTCAGTTAGTTATAGTTCAATTACTAAAAGATCAACTTTAGGTTTAACAGGTAGTTTAGCAAGTTCACCTGCAGATCAAGCAGATGTAACCTTTACTACTAGTAGAGAAAATCCTAGTGGGTTAGCAGCATGGGAGAGTTCTGTTATTGTTGCAAGAAATGGGCATATATATCGTTCTACAGGTACAGAATATACAAGAATAAATGTAACACAGTATGGAACACCTGTAGTAAATGGAGGTAGTCAGACAGGAGGCACATTAGCAATAGATGGTTTAACATCTACTCCTAAAACTGGAGATACTTTTACAGTAGCAGGTATAACTTTAGTATATACAGTTACTAGTACACCTACTGTTACTAGTGGAGGTACAACTTTAAGTATATCTCCTAATTTAGCAAGTAGCCCTAGTGACGGAGCTAGTGTAACTTTTTTAACAAGTGATAGAACAGGAACAGGAACTACTAGATTTGCAAAATATAGAATAGGTACAACAGAAAAAATAGCAGGGGTAGATGGTACAAACTTTCCTTTTTTATATGATGCAACAACATATACACCATTAACTGAAGCACCTAGTGATGTTAATGGAGCAGAGCATGTAGCATTTTTTAAGAATCATTTATTTTTTTCAAAGGGTGATGTATTAAGTTTTACAGCACCTTACACAGATAGTGATTTTGCTCCAGGTAATGGAGCAGGAAATATAAGTGTAGGTACTAATATAACAGGACTTATAGCTTTTAGAGAACAATTAATTATATTTAGTGAAAATAAAATAGAAAGATTAGTTGGAAATACACTTGCAGATTTTATATTACAACCTATAACTACCAATATTGGCTGTGTAGATTCCGATACAATTAGAGAGGTAGCAGGAGATGTAGTATTTTTAGGGCCAGATGGAATTAGATCATTAAGTTCTACAGATAAGATTGGGGATTTTGATTTAGCAGTTATATCAAAAGTTATTCAAAAAGAAATAGTAAATTTAATATCTAGTAATTCAAGTTTTACAAGTATAACTATAAAAGGTAAATCCCAATATAGATTATTAGGAAACAATACAGGAATATTAGGAACACAATTAGCAGGAACAGAAGGGAATATGTTTGGGTGGGCAGAAGTAAGAGGTATAAAAGCAGTAGCTGCTGATAGCAATTTAAAAAATAAAATAGAGACTATAGTATTTACAAATGGTAATGGGTATGTTTATAAAATGGAAGATGGTAATAGTTTTGATAGTGCAAATATAGAAGCAAACTTTGCAACACCTTTTGTGACATTAAATGATCCACAATTAAGAAAAACTATTTATAAGTTACATTTATATACAGACCCTGTAGGTAGTGTGGAAGTAGACTCTAGTTTATTATTTGACTTTGATACAGATGGAGTTGTACAACCTGCACCAATTACTTTATCAAATACTACAAGTACGGTATCTGTTTATGGTGATACTACTTCAACTTATGGGACAGCTACATTTGGTGGTAAATTAAAAAAAGTATTTACAACACAAACAATAGGGTCTGGTTTTAATGTTTCTTTGAATTTTTTAGTAAGTGATACAAATGCACCATTTTCATTAGATGCTTCAATTTTAGAATATGCAACTTTCGATAGACGATAAGGATTAGTTATTATGGGTACAGGATATATAAGAAAAGACACTGGTAATAATATTGCTGACGGTAATGTTATTAATGCATCTGACTTAGATGGAGAATTTGATGGTTTAGTTAGTGCATTTGCTACCTCTACAGGTCATAGCCATGATGGCACTGAAGGAGAGGGTGGGCCAGTAAGTAAAATAGGGCCATCACTTCAATATGAAGCAGATGCTAATGCATTTTTTCCTGAGACTAATAATGCAGTAGACTTAGGTAAAACTGCAAAGCAATTTAAAGATTTATATATTGATGGTGTTATTAATGCTGATAGTATTTCTGCTGATGCAGTAACTGTTACTAATGCATTATCTGCTGAATCTACATTAAAAGTAGGTGGAGCTGCAACATTAGAAAGTACACTTGCAGTAAGTGCAACCTCTTCACTCAAAGGAGCAGTAAGTGTAGAAACAACATTAAGAGTTACTGGGGATACTGATGTTGAAGACTTATCTGCTAGTGGCACATTTGATGTAGCAGGAAGTGCAACATTTGCTAATAATGTAACTGTTAATGCAAATTTAGCTGTTGGAGACATTATAGCATCTGCAATACAAACTGGTGCAGCATCAACATTTTCAGCAAAAACTACATTTACTACTGATGCTACTGTAGGTGGTACATTTGCAGTTGGTGGTACAACTAATCTTGCAACGGCTACAGTTTCAGGAACAATAGATGTAAGTGATAATGCTTCTGTAGGTGGTACACATACAGTTAAAGGGTATTATAAAAATGTATCTGGTAACTTAATAGTTGAACCTGCTACATATATTGCTGAAATAAGAGGTGGTGGTTCTACTGATGCTGAACTTAAACTTAATTGTAGAAGTAACTCTCATGGTCAAACAATAAAATCACAAGAACAT